AATAACTCATAATTGCTGTATTATAGTGCCTTTAGAGAGGGTTAGTAGGGGATTTAAGGATATTAGTATGACATTTCAGGTTAATCCCCTGAGTAGTGACTTAATTGCCCTTAAAAATGAGAATGCAATTGCACGTTCTGTGAGGAATATTATCTTTACCGTCCCTGGTGAGAAAGTGTTTGATCCAGATTTTGGAACAGACATTAATGCGTCTCTTTTTGAACTATTGGATGAAACTTCTGCAGTAGTAATTAAAGACCAAATTAAATATTCATTAGAAACATATGAACCAAGAATCCTTCTTCTCGATGTGATTGTTGTTCCTGACTTTGAAGGTAATGGTTATGATGTTGAAATTTCTTATAGTATAGTTGGAGTAGACATTGATCCCCAACAGATAAGTTTTATTTTGCAAGCAACTAGGTAAAAATGTCATTAACAAATTTTTCTAACCTAGATTTCGATCAGGTTAAACAATCACTCAAAGATTATCTTCAGGCAAACTCCAATTTTACGGATTATGACTTTGAGGGTTCTAACCTATCGTCTATACTTGACGTTTTAGCTTATAACACATACATTACTTCATATAACGCTAACATGGTAGCGAATGAAGTCTTCCTTGATAGTGCTACATTGAGAGAAAATGTAGTTTCTATCGCAAGGAATATTGGATATTTACCAAAATCAAGAAAATCTGCTAGAGCAACTATTAGTTTCTTCGTAAATGTTACTAATGTTACCCCTTCGCCAGTATCGTTAACGCTTAGGCGTGGTCCAGTCGCAACATCATCAGGAAATTTTGGTAATAGTTCTTTTATTTTTTCAATTATTGATGATATTACAGTTTCTGTTTCTAATGGAATTGCAATTTTCAGTAATATTCCAATTTATGAAGGTCCACTAATATCACAATCATTCGTTTACAATTCCAGAAACTATAATCAGAAGTTTATTTTACCAAATTCTGGTATTGATGTGGATTTGATGAATATTTTTGTCAAAGATAGTGAAACTGCAACTGCATCTACACGTTATGCCAGACAAGATAACTTATTTGGTGCTGACAAATACACAAAATCGTATTTTTTACAAGAAGTAGAAGATGAAAGATATGAAATTTTGTTTGGTGATGGTATTTTTGCTCAAAAATTGCAAGATGGTAATCAAATTGAAGTAAATTATATCAGATCTAACGGTGATAGTGGTAATGGAGTTTCCAATTTTACTTTTAACGGAAGAATCACCTATCAAAGAAATGCTATTGAATATAATATAACTGATGGTGTTTCATTATTAACAACCGGTGTTTCTTCTTCTGGTGGAGAAAACATTGAAAGTGTAGAATCTATCAAAAAATTTGCTCCAAGGTCATTCGCTGCTCAAAATAGAGCAGTTACGAGTTCAGATTATGAAACTTTAATTCCATCAAAAATTTATACCGAAACTGAGTCAATTTCAGTTTTTGGTGGGGAAGAATTAATTCCTCCACAGTATGGAAAAGTTTTTATTAGTATAAAACCAAAATTTGGAGATTTTTTACCAAATTTAATTAAAGAAAATATTAAAAAAGAACTTAAAAGATACGCCGTAGCAGGAATTCTTACAGAAATTCTTGATCTTAAGTATTTGTATGTTGAAGTTGACTCAAAAGTTTATTATAACTCAAATTTAACACCTTCCTCTCAACGAATTTCTTCTATTATACAAAATAATATACAAAAATATGGCGAATCTACAGAATTAAATCAATATGGGGCAAGATTTAAATATTCCAAATTTCAAAGAATTATTGACGACAGTAATCAGGCAATTACATCTAATATAACTACTATTAGTATACGAAGAGATTTAAGAGTTGTTTTAAACACTTTTGCAGAATACTCAATTGGGTTTGGCAATCAATTTCATATAAAAAGTCTTGAAGGATACAACATAAAATCATCAGGTTTTACTGTTAGTGGAATTCAAGAAACTCTATATCTGGGCGATGTACCAAACTTAAATAATCAAACTGGAGATTTATTCTTCTTTACTGTACCAACATTAACATCCCAAAATCCTACGATTATAAAAAGAAATGTTGGTACAGTCGATTATGTAAATGGAATTGTAACTTTGAATCCTGTAAATATAATTTCAGGAAAAATACGTGATGGTCAACCTATTATTGAAATTTCTGCAACACCAAAATCTAATGACGTAATTGGATTGCAAGATTTATATTTACAATTAGACATTGGAAATAGTGTTTTTGACATGGTAGTTGATGATATTTCTTCTGGAGTTGATTCTTCTGCTTCTACGTATATATCGTCCTCTAGTTATGCTAATGGTAATTTGGTCAGGTCTGGTGGAAGAGCAGGATCAACTCCTCTCTCAGAAGCACGAGCAAGGGCAGTTAATGCGTCTGGAACAAGCGTTTACAATACGGGCGCTTCTTCATCAACAAACACATCAACGACGCCTACAACGACGCCTGCAACAACCTCTACATCATCAACGTCTTCGTCTTCCTCCTCCTCTTCATCATCTTCTTCATCTTCTTCTTCTTCATCTTCTTCCTCATCGTCAAGTTCGTCTGGCGGCGGTTACAGCAGCGGTTACTAATACTTAAATTAAAATGACAGCAAAAAGAGTTCAACTTTCCACAATTGTTAAAAGTCAAGTTCCTGACTATGTTAGGTCTGATTTTCCTCTGATAACTGAATTTTTAAAAGAGTATTATAAAGGACAGGAATATCAGGGTGGTCCAATTGATCTTATTAATAACATTGATAGATATTTAAAAATTGATTCTTTTACTAATAGGGTATATTCCAATACTATTTCAAAATCTATCAATACCATAGATAGCACAATTGAAGTAATTGACACATCAGGATTTCCAGATTCTTATGGTTTGTTAAAAATTGATAATGAAATTATTACATATAAAGGAAAAACTGACAGATCCTTTACTGGTTGTATTAGGGGATTTAGTGGAATTTGCGAACTTTCTAAAAATAATTCTCCAGATGAAGTTTTATTTGAATCAACAAATGCAGAAACTCATGCAAATGGTGCTCAAGTTTTAAATCTTAGTGTATTGTTTCTGGCAGAATTTTTAAATAAGACTAAAAAAGAAATTGCAACTGGTTTTGATGATAGAGAATTTTATTCTGAAGTAAATCAAAATACTTTTTTAAAGCAAGTAAGAAGTTTTTACGCTTCAAAAGGAACAGAAGAGTCATTTAAAATTTTATTTAAAGCATTATATGGTGTAAAGGTAGAATTAGTAAATCCCGCAGATTTACTTTTTAGACCTTCTGATGCACAATTTAATCAAGTAGAAAGTATTATTGTAGATCCAACTACAAATGAAAGTGAGTTTGATGATATTCAAAATATTACTCTTTTTCAAGATTATCCATCAAAATCTTATGCACCTATTTCTTATTCAGAAAAAGTTCTAGGAAAAGATTCTAAAGTATATCATAGATTAGATATTGATGCTGGATACAATAAAGATATTACATTTGATGGTGCGATTTATGGAGATTTTAAAGTAACTCCTAAAACAAAACTCGTAAATCCAGTATCTATTGGGGCATCTTACCTAGATGTAGAATCAACAGTTGGTTTTGCAAATACGGGACATATTTCGTTTAAGTATAGTGATGGTTCATCAGGAACACTATACTATGGATCCAAAACGATTAATCAATTTAGAGACGCTGGATACATTTATAAACAAATTGAAGAAGAAGAGAATATAACAGATAGAGATACTTTTGCATATGCGACAATAAACGGAAAAACAGTACAATGCGATGTATCTTCGATTATTTCAACGGTAAATAGCCCAAGCAAATCCCTTTATAACATTAAAGGTAGTACATCAAGAATTAAAACTCTTGGTTTTGAAGGTAGTGGTTTTAAATTTAATGATTGGATTTATAATAATAAAAAAATATTTACTATCGGTTCTTTAAGCAGTATCGATGCGGCAGACAAGGTATATCGCGTAAATTTAAACAATAATCATTATATTTTTAAAGATGATACTATTCAAGTAATCGACAATAGTGGACAATCTGTAGATGGAGTAGTTCTATCTGTTATCAATGAAAAATCTTTAAATATTAGAACTAATGAAACACTCAGTGTAACAGGAATATACACACTTAAAAAAAATATTTTAAAAGGCATATCCCCATCATTTCCACAAATTGTAGATTATCAATCAAATATCCAGAATGTGTATGTAAATGACAATAATGATTTACTAATTGCATCTTCTTCAATACCTTCAGAAGCAATTTCAATATCAGATATAGATTTAAAAATTAATGGAACATTTGAAGGAACTGAAGTTACATTTGATTCTGAGCATAAGTTAAGAACAGGTGATAAAGTTTATTATTATCCAGAAATAACCGAAGAAAAAGTTATTGATGAAAATTTTAACTATGTAACACAAGAGGTCGAGGGAAGTAAATTATTTAATGAAGGGATTTACTATGTTGAAAGAATTAATGAATTTACTGTAAAATTTGCATTAAGTAAAGAAAATATTTTCTTTGAAAAATATGTTACTTTTGCACAAAACACTGTAAAAAATAATAAAGTCAGACTTCATGAGTTTCATGAAAAAAATCTTCTAGATCAAAAATTATTGAGAGAAATTCCTTTACCATTAGAAAGTTCTTCAGAAAAAGTAAAAACTCTTCCTGGAATGACTGGGATTTTGTTAAATGGCGTAGAAATTTTAAACTATAAGTCAAAAAATAATATCTATTATGGAGAAATCAAAAGTATTGATGTAAATTCTTCGGATAATCAATTTAATATTATTAATCCCCCCAATTTAGTTATTGAAGACAATGGAAGGGGTAAGAACGCTAGTGGTTTTCTCGGTGTCACAGGTTCTCTAAGTAAAGTTAAAATCGTAAATAGAGGATTTGATTATGAAGGTACTCCGACTATTAAAATAGTTGGTGGTAATGGTAGTGGTGCTTCAGTTTTAGTAAACATGAAGTCAACAGATAATGCTGCTAATTTTGATAGTAAATTTATTCAACTAGATCCAATTAATAGTATTGGTTTTTCAACTTATCATAAATTTAGAGATTACGAAGAAGTTGTTTATCAAACTAGTGACCAGTTAGGAATTACTGGTTTAACTACAAATACTACTTACTTTGTCGGTTTAATTGATAGAACTATAACTTACTCAGTAACTGTTGCTAATAAAACATCAAGTCATCCTTACTTCGGTCAAGGATCTGGAAACGGATATTATATCATTGGTGGCGATTATGATACAACATCAGAATCACCTAACTTACAGTTTATTCACGGTGAAACTTACATATTCAATCAAAACAATGCATCATCTGCATCCCATGCCATATACTTTAGCACAGTAGAAGGTTCCTATGGCGGTAATGACAGATATGAGACTGGTGTAACTTACACTCTTGATGGAGTAAACGTTACATATAGTGCATATGCAAGTGGTTTTGCAGCTGCCTCAAATCGTAGTATCAGTATCACAGTTGATGATACAGCGCCCTCAACTCTGTACTACGCATGTCAACAACATGAAAAAATGGGCAATGCAATAGGAATTTTTGATGTTGATGGTAAAAAAGATCTTAATAATCTAAAATTGTATAATACCAGAAATGATGCTGTTTCTGGAATAAACACCGTATCACTTACGGTATACGGAAATGGAGTCCACAGCCTTACAGCATTAACTAAAAAAAGACAAATAGATTCTATTAATATTATTGAACCTGGAGAAGGATATTCAAATAAAAAAGTAATCTGTCAACATACAGGCATTAATACAGCAACAAATAGTGTCAATAGTATTAATCATGGATATACTAATGGTGATAGAATCCAATATATGGGAGTTGCTAGTGGAACAGATACTCAACTAGCAGGTCTTTCATTAAATACTGACTATATTGCTACAGTATTGGATAAAGACAGTTTTACCCTATCAGAAATAGGTGTTGGCAATACTATCAATATATTTGCAGATAGACAAGAATATGTAAATATAAGCACAACTGGAATTGGAACTCATATTTTTAATCATCCTCCAATTCAAGTTATTTTAACTGGTCAAACTGCTATTGGTACTGAATTTGTTGCAGAACTTCAACCACAATTCTTAGGTTCTATTAATAATATTCATATTTCAAATGGCGGAGTTGGGTATGGGGTAACTAATATTCAAGATTTTGAAAGAACCCCAATTATTACATATTCTATTGGACAAGGCACTCAAATTAACGCCATTATCAATAATGGTAGCATAACAGAAGCAATTGTTTTAAATAGAGGTAATAATTTTACCTCTGCTCCAGATATTGTCGTAGATGGTGATGGAACAGGTGCGGTGCTAACTTCAATTATTAGAAGTGATGGTAGAATTGAAAAAATTATTGTAGTTGAAGGTGGTAGAGGATACAATAGTCTCAATACTAACATTCGAGCAGTATCTTCAGAATCTCTCTCACAATCAAAATTCAAAGCAAATCTTCAATCTTGGAAAATTAATTTATTTGAAGATTTATTAGACAAATTAGAAAAAGATGATGGTATTCTAACTCTTTCAAGTTTTGGAAACTTTGGTATTCAATATTCTCATCTTTTTGCCCCAAGATATTTAAGATCTAAGTTAATACCAAGCGATTCTGAAGGTAGTAAAAAATATGGAACAAGTGATCTTCCATTTAATAGGGTTGAGATTGATTCTCCTAACCACTCTCCTATTATTGGATGGTCCTATGATGGAAATCCTATCTATGGACCTTATGGATATTCTGCAAACTCAGGTGGTGTAGCAGTAAGAATGAAGAGTGGATATTATAATGAGGTCTCTTTAAAATCAAATAGACCACCAAATTATCCTGCAGGATATTTTATTGAGGATTATACGTATTATAGAGTTGACGATGATAGTGTTCTTGATGAAAATAATGGAAGATATTGTGTAACACCAGAATTTCCAAATGGAACATATGCATACTTTACTACAATAAGTGAACTTTCTGATGACAGTGGTCCTTTTAGAGATTATAGAAGACCAGTTTTCCCATATCTAATTGGAGACAATTATTTCTCAGTCCCAAGTAAATTTAATACTGAAAAAAATTCAAATCAAGATGGTTTTGATTTGAATAACAGTGATTATAAGAGAAATACCACCATATATAATTTCTTTGATAAAGATGTTAGATATCCATATATCAATTTACCAAATGATTTAAATCAAAAAGTAACAATTAAAAATATTTCTAAAGGTAAAGTCAGTAACATTAAAGTTTTGAGTGGAGGAAACTCTTACAAAGTAGGAGATAGATTAGTATTCGATCAAACAGAAAATACTGGAAACGGAGTTGCTGCTAAAGTTTCTTTCGTAGAAGGTAAAGAAATTAGTAAAATTGAGAATGAACATAGTGAAACTCTTATTGAAATTTTGTCGTCTGGGAAAAAAGGTATATTTGTTGGGGTAGCATCTACTGCTCATGGGTATTTTAATGGCGAATTAATATCCTTAACTAATTTTTCTACAACTAGATCAAAATTAGAAGGTAATTATTCTGTAGTAGTTCCAGCAACAACTCTTACATTAATTGGTTTAGGGACCACTGCACATGCTCTAGGTCCAGTGTCAAACACGGGAATTGTAACTTTTGTGCATGTATCAAATTCAAACTTTGATCGTATTAATGAAAATGATGTTATTCAGATTCATCAAGAAAGAGTTAAAGTTCTACATGTAGACTCCTTATCAGGAAGACTTAGAATTATTAGAGAGTTTGATGATACTGTTTCAGGAGTTCATACGGTAGGGGTTGCAGCAACTATAGACCAAAGGAGATTTGAATTTAAATCTGATCATGATAAATCCTTTAAGTTTAAACCTAATAAAGAGTATTATTTTGACCCACAAGAATCTGTTGGATTATCTGGTGGGTATGGGAATCCTGGAACGGGGAGTACGATATCATTTGAAGTTCCAGGAGCTGGTGGTACATCAATTTATATTAAACCAAAGTCAATATACTTGAGAGGTCATGACCTAAAAACTGGTGATGCAGTAGTATATAATATTAATAATGGTGGAGGTAGTTCAATTAAATATGAAGACTCTACTACAACGTCTGGTATTGGTTCTGACTTAATTAATGGTAGAACATATTATGTCGCTAAGTTTGATAAAGATTTTATTGGAATTTCAACAGTTAAAGTTGGGATTGGATCGACAGGAGTATTTTCTGGTATAGCGGCAACAACTAAAGATATTGGTCCAGTTGATTTTATTAATCGTGGTACATTTACATATCATAGTTTTACAACACAGTATCCCAAAATTACTTCAGATGCAATTAAAAATAGAGTTATTGTTTCAACTGCAACTACTCATGGTTTAAGTTCTGATCATAGAATATTATTTGATGTTCAACCCAAAGTTGGAAAAACTGTAGTTGTAAAATATGATGATTTTAATAGAAATATTTTAATAAATCCAAAATCTTTTGAACCGACTGGCATTAATACATCAACTGGAGTTATTACTATTCAAGACCATGGATTTTCTACTGGTGATAAGTTAATTCATACCAGTGAATGGTCAGAATCTGCTTACTCTAATAACAGTCCATATTTTGCAGTAAAAATTAATAATAACAATTTTAAACTTTCAGAAACACTTTATAATTCAAAACTTGATCAACCAATAACTGTTGTTGGTGTTGCAACTACTGCGGGGACATTAAGTCCAGTAAACCCAACTATTGATACTGAAGGATATAGTACACTTAAGTTTGACTTATCAGATCCTTCTTTGCAATATGAATATTTTTCATCTCAATATCCTGGATTTCAGTTAGATTTCTATATTGGAAATACATTTACCAAACCGTGGACAAAAAATCCACAGGATAGTGAATTTAAAGTAGTAAAAAGTGGTATAGTAGGTTCAAATGCTACTGTAACATTATTTTTAGATTCTAATACACCTAAAGATTTGTATTACAACCTTGTTCCAAAGTATACTCAAGGTGTTCCACTATCAAAAACAAAGAAAGATGTATATCTTGACACAACCGTAAATGGTGCAGGTTTTATTAAAGTTTCACCTAGTTCATATTCTGGTTCACACAAGGTAAAAGTTTCTACCGCCAGTACGTTTACATATAATTTGACTAGTGAACCAGAAGTTGTATCTTATGGATCAACTAATGCATCATTGTCATATATTACAGACTGTACACATACAGATGGTCCCATTTCTCAACTAGAAATTTTAAACACTGGGGACAATTACAATACACTTCCAGGTTTTACAACAGTAACCTCTATTAATGGTGTTGATTGTGATTTGGAATTGCAAAGTTTAGATATTGGGTTAGTTAAAAATGTTGAAATAACTAATTATGGATATGATTTTCCATATGATCAAACGATTAGACCATTATTTTACTATTCACAATCTTTAAAAATAACTCCATTCTCATCAATTGATTTTATTGGAATTTCTTCTTTTGGAAGAGGTTATTTTGGAGAACAACAACTAGTAGTTGTTGATGCAGTTTCTGAAGAAATAGTATCTGATATTGACTTAGAATATACCAGCACTAGTGCTGAAGTAACTATATTACGTAATACTTATGGGATGAATAATGTTGTTCCGAAAATTTATCCAATAAATTCTGGGGCAGGTGTTCCTATTGACAATAGTCAACTTAGTAATGGTATTGTATATGACTCAACGTCTAAAATTGCTACAGCAACAGTAGCAACAGAATATTCTGTTGGGGACTACTACCCATTTGTTATTGGTGAAAAGATAATGATTGAGGGTTCTAATCCGGGTATTGGAAACTCTAGAGGGTTTAATAGTTCAGAATTTAATTACGATTTATATACAATTACTGCAATTGATCCAAATCTTGGTGGTGGAGCAGGGTCTGTTTCATTCAGTATGGCAGAACAGTTAAAAAATACTGAAACTGTTATTGCATACGATAAAATTAATTCAGCTGCAAGATTACTCCCACAAAGAGACTTTCCAATTTTTGATATAAAGATTAAAAAGAATGAATTTATTAAAGATGAGATAATTAGAAGTAATAATAAGACTGCTATTGTAGAAGAATGGGATAAAGAATTTTCAATTCTTAAAGTTAATTCTATAGATGAATTTGAGGGTAATGAAAATATTACTGGTCAAACCTCAAAGTCTATTGGAACAGTTGGTAGCGTATTATTCCCATTCAAAGAATATGGTAAATACGGCAGTACAATTAAACAGAATAGAGGTTGGAAAGCAATTGCAGGATTTTTAAATAACGACCTTCAAAGAATTCCTGATAACGATTATTATCAGAACTTCTCATATTCTCTAAAATCTACTGTTCCATTACAAATATGGAATGATCCTGTATCTTCAATGAATCATGTTGCTGGATACAAAAAATTTGCGAACTATCAGTTAGAGTCATATGAAAAAGGTCTTAAAGTATCTACTTCCCCAACTCAAGGTTCTAGTTATGTAAACCTTATAAAAGATATTGTAGAAACTATAGATATTAATTGTGTTAATGATTTTGACTTAGTTAGAGAAAATTTTATTTCTTTGGGAGATGTTGATTTAGTTTCTACACAAATTATTTTTGAAAGTAGACTTATATCATCATTCGACCAGGCAGTTTCTAATAGAGTTTTATCAATAGATGATATTAGTAGTTTGTTTAGTCATCGACCAAGAAGTGAAGAATTTGTTAATATTGATAGATTTGATCTTGATAAGTCAAGATTTTTAAGATTTATCACTCTTGTAAGAGATCAAAGATTTACTTCAGAAAGGCAAGTTTCCATCTTCGATGTTATTCATGATGGAACTTATGGATATACTAATGAATATGCTATAAATTCGACGATTTCAGATATGGGGTCATTTGATTTTGCAATTGAAAGGGGAGAAGGATTAATTCAATACTTCCCCATATCAGACAAAGTAGCATTTAATGATTTTAATGTTTCATACCTTTCTTATAAAATCGATGATAATTTTGTCGGCATAGGAAGTAGTTCTTTTAGTGATGTTGCAATAATAAACACATCAAGCACAGAATTGAATACTGTTGGAACAGGTGTTACTATTGTTTCTATTGGAAGCACTTATAATTCTGTTTCGGTTATGGTCACAATCAATCCAGATAGTGGAGAACAGAATGAAGAGTTTCAATTTGTTCAAATTAATTTTGTTCATGATGGAACTAACATAGTAACTTCTGGAGAATTTGCACATCTGGCTACTAAATTCGGTGCCGTTTCCGATCCACCGGCAAATACTGAAGGATCTATAGGATATGGAACTTTTTACCCATATATTGAGGGTAATAATTTTAAAGTAGAGTATGTACCAAATGTTGGTATTGGAACAACTGCGGTTATCAATACAATTCAAATTGGACTAGCACAAACTGCTACTAGTGGTTCTACGGATTTTAATATGGTCCATGCTAGAATGCAAAGTCAATCTACCACTATTGCAGCATCAGCAAGCCCTGGAATTACAACCATTAATGATTATAGGTATATTGCAAATTCTGAAGAATTCCATGCAGCAAAATATTATGTACATATTGCAGATAAAACTAATAATAGACATGAGTTTGTAGAATTATTTGTGGTTGATACTATTAATGGTGTTGGTATAAGTAGTGATATCTACGTAACAGAGTTCTCAAATCTGGGAACTACATCAGATACACTTGGTTCTTATGTTGGTCTTGGTACTTTTGGTGGAGCAATAGATGATACTGGATTTGGTGCTGAGTTGCGATTTACGCCAATTCCAAATATAGATGTAGAGGTAAATCTTCTTGCTCAACAGTTAAAATCAGAAACATCAGATGATGTTGATACAATTACTAATTTTAATAATGGTATTATTACTACTGATAGAGATGATTATGTTGGAACATTTAATGCGGTTAAAACTGATTTTGACTTAACTCATGAAGGTCAGGATATTTTTGAAAATTGGTTTGACGGAGGAAATCCTGGTATTGTTAGCACAACTGATAACACAATTAAGCTACCAAACCATTTCTTCGTTTCAGGAGAAAGAGTTAGTTATTACAGAAACGACGTAAATGACCCATCTTCTGCAATTGGTGTAGGCGAAACATTTATCACTGGAATTGGATTAACTACTATTCTCCCTAATGATATTGCAAATCACTTTATGGATATAATTGATGCTACTTTTGTTGGGTTAGTAACTAGTCCAGCAGACGCGCCGTTAGCAAATCCAAATTTAATTAATATTACAAGTGTGGGAAGTGGAACTTCACATAGATTCTTAACAACTAAACAAAATTCAAGAGTTCTTGTTACTATTGATAATATTATTCAAAGTCCTGTTGTTTCTACAGCAATTACAAGTTCTTTAAATGCAACAGCACTTTCAACAACCGATATTATTGAATTT